GTCTGCATTACTCATTTTGCTTCTCCCCATCTATCTACGATTTTTACATCAGCAACAAGAGGAATATTTATCTCTGGAAGTTTGATACCTTCCATTGAAACTCTAATCGCTTCTGCTGCTTCTTCTGCCAAATCTTCTCTGGCAACAGTAACCAACTCATCGTGGATAGTCAAAACGACATTCACATCTGGCTCATCAACAAAACAAGAATGTGCCCTAACAATGGCTAATTTCATCAAATCTGCAGCAGATCCTTGAATCATGGTATTAAAAGCCTGTCTTTCTGCCCTAGCCCTTAGACCTTTATCACCATTTTTTAGATCAGGTATATAACGGCGTCTACCAAAAACAGTCTCAACATATGGCACGGGCGTTTTTTCTATTGCCTGCCTAATAACTCGTCCTCGATATTTTTGAATGTCAATAAACTTCTTAGTAAAGTCATCGAGCAACTTACGTGCATCTGTAATTGTGCAACCAACTTGTTGGGCAATTTTGTCTGGGCCAACACCATAAGCAATCGAAAGAACCAAAACCTTTCCAGCCTTACGATCAACTCCCATGGTATTACCGATGGTTGTATAGATATCGCCACCAGTTAAATAGTTATCTACCATAATTGGATCCCGTGAAAACGCTGCAATAATACGTGGTTCAATTTGTGAGTAATCAGCAACCACAAGTTTATAACCTTCTGGGGCAATAAACAGGTTGCGAATTAACTTTCCATACTGTCCACTACTTGGGATATTTTGTAGGTTGGGATCGCTACTAGAGAATCTTCCAGTCTCTGCACCATGTGCTTTAAAGTTAGTGTGAACTTTACCGTTAACCATTAAAGACTTTTTATTAACAATCTTTGATTTACCCAAATTAGTTCTTGTAATCTCTCCACCTAGATATGGAACTACATATGTGGTCATTAACTTGTTTAGGTCTTGATACTCCAGCAATGCCTCTACAAGATCGTCTTTACTACGGTAAAACTCAAGAGCGTCTGAAGAAACAGAATAATGTTGAATTCCTAGTTTATCTGGATTCGTCGATGCAACTTCTTGGCCTTTGGCAGTTAAAGCAACCTTAATTTTTAAATTGGGCTTTAATCCACGACCACCTTCTTCTACAGGTAAAAATAAAATCTTTTGTTTTTCTGGTACAGAGTTCATAGCAAATGCTTTTTTGGCTAACTTAAATGCTTTTCCTTTGGTGATATCTAAGTCGCTTTCAATTCTTTTCTTTAACTTCTTCATCTCTTCTACGTCAATATTTGCTCCAGTTAACTCCATATCACAAAGGGCTGCAACTACGTCCATCTCTAGATTCCATACACGTTGAAGAGAGCCAGTTAATTTTGGTGCCAACGCTTTATACAGTTGCCAAGTTGCGTCAGCGTCCAGGGCTGCATATTTGGCTACATCTGTAAAAGAGTGAACCTCGACTTCTGCTCCAACACCTTTTTCTACATGTAGTTTTAACTCACGTTTAGCGCAATCTGCTAGACCTAATGCATGGTTAGTTCTATTGTCAATAATAAATGACGCCATTAAAGTGTCAAAAAATGGTTTCTTTGGAACTACACCACGGTAATACTTTGCAATTGATTTTAAATCAAACTTAATGTTGTGACCAATCTTTAACTTGTCACTAAAAAACAATGGTTTAAGAGCAGCAAATACCTCTCCTGGAAGAAGTTGTGCTGGTGGTTCACCAAATACTGGTTTCCATCTTTTTTGATTTTTTGTGTAATCAAGATCTGTTAATTCTTTGCCTGCTGCTGCTTTTCGTTGTCCACTTAACAGCAACTCTTTTTCCCAACTAACAAATTCACCATTTGGATGACCCATTGGGATTACATCAATACGTCCTTCTGTTGCCATCGATATCCACAGTACGTCATTTACTACAGGCTGAATTCTGTTGTCACCAACAGTTTCAACGTCAAATGCAAAAGCATCTACCTTGGAGTAAAACTCAACAAGTTCTTTAAGTTGTTCTTTTGTTGTAATAATATTCATATTAATCCCCTCAGATTAGTGTAGTGGAGGTCTGAGATAATCCAAGAAGACCTCCACCACGATGGAAGTGCAAACTAGGCTATTGAACGAGCAACCTCTAGCATCTCGGAGCGAGGGGTCTCACGAATAGCGCTTGCTGTGTAGGGCACAGCGGCTGCTACAAGTCCATTAACTTCGTTAATGTCCAACTTCCACTCCTCGACAAGATCACGTTCCTTTACAGGAATCATGGTGTACTGAGTCAATGACGCAGTTCCTTGACGAGAAACTTCCCAGAAGTCCTTGTCGATAGGACCTTTACGGTCATCGTCATGGTTCTTCTTAATTAGACGGGCAAGAGTTGGAGGTGCTGTAAGAATTTGAACACCTTGTGTCTCACCTGTAAGAACTAGAACATTGAATGCAAACTTTCCACGAGGCAGATCGCCAAGACTGTCGCATAGTGGGCACTTGTCACCCAAGCAAACAAAGGACTTCTTGCCCTTTGCTCCATCAATCCAATGCGACTCGTATGTCGCAAAAGGATGATCTTGGAGAAACTTAATTAATACAGATTCCTCTGAAAACTTAAAATCAGTTGGGAACTCTGTTGGGGCAACTAAAGAATCGAAACCATCCCAGCCTTCTTGGACTGTGGTTCCAACTTTAGGTTGGATATCTTCGCTATCTTCAGAAAGATAGTTGTCAGCATCTACTGACGGTTTTGTAATTGGCATTTTATTTCTTTCTTTGGTTTTTTGGTTTTATCGGCATGAGGCACGGAGCATTCTGTATCTCTGTACAGTCTTAATGTCTACTGGCTCTCGGACTTTGTGATGTCTGTCCAGCGCCTTATTAGGGCATCTGTTAAGTCATCGTGTTGGTTCCACTCTACACGAGCAGATCCTAGAAGGCCTCGTTTAGAAAACTCTTCAACGGTGGCCTCTACTAACGCTCTGGTATAAACCCGATTTCCTCCAGTCTTTTGACCTTTAACAGTCTTAGAACGAAGTCGATACGGGGCACGTGGTATATACCCTTTGCGTTCCCATAAGCGAACAGTAACTAAAGATTTTTCCAATGCTTGTGCTAATGCACTAATTGTAAAAACCTGAACTTCCTTTCCACCTAGGGTTTTTGTTATGGGGTTTGAATCCCATGCGTTTTCCTCAACGACTTTGCGTTGAGAAACTTTTGGGTCTGGTTCTTTGCGTTTTCTTTTTGATCCAGGCAAATATTCGAGATCAGCAAATGCTTCTAAGATCTCGTCATCGCCACGCAAACCAGGCATTGTTACCTCTTATTCATTACTAGTGCCCACACAATGCTTTGTGGATACATCTCATCAATCTCTTCTTCGGTTAATTTGCCCTCATAAAGTGCAGCCATAAGGGCATCTTCATCAACAATCCGCACTGTCTTGTAGAGTTCTTCTTCAAGATTTTTTTCTGCAATCATTTGTTCAGCAACACCCTCATCGATCTTACGAGAAACACGGCGTTGCTTCATGATGCTAACAAAACCTTCAATCTCTTCATCAAATGGAAGTAAGAGATTACCTCTGTCATCTACTTCACCAGATTCTTCAATCTTGGCAAATAATTTCTCTCGTAATTCTTTTTGTTGCTTTTCTAAATACTCAACTTGCTTTTTTAGAAACGCATATTCTTTTGCTTGAGCCGCTAGTTCATCAACTTGTAAGGCTCTTGGTTCTGACTCTTTTACTCTTGCCATTTTTCCCCCTCTATGGTCTGGCTTTTTGTAGGAAACTTATCAGACTTCCAACGGTCATGTCAATTCCACCTTTAGAATTTATGCCCTGACCATCCATTACGGCATCAGCAACAGCATTCTTTTGGGTCAACATGTCGTGTTGTCTTTCTTCTATTGAGTTCTCAATAATCATGTCTTGAATAGTAATTGTTGGCCAACGGCTAGAGGCTCTTTTTATTCTTCCATTTCTTTGTACCGATAAACCAGCACTCCAAGGTAAGTCGTAATTAACTAGCAGGTTAGCATTCGGTAGGTCAACACCATAGCCACCAGCGTCAGAAGAGATGAATATGCGGCAACCAGGATCAGTAAGAAATCTTTCTTTACTTTTTTCTTTTTCTTTGGCATTCATACTCCCTGTATATAGTGTTCCGCTTAATTCTTTTTGAATCCTATCAAGCATTCCGACCCAAGAGGTGAATATAACCACCTTTGCATCTGGGTCTGTATCTAAATGATCTGTTACATAACTCTTTAATGCTTCTAGTTTTGGCGCCTTTAACTTCTCTGAAAGAAGGTCTCTTTCCTTTAAACTAGCAATATATGCACTGCCTTCGCCGTTTTCTTCTTCAAATTTTTTTGCTGAGTCCAATAATAAACCTGGATGATCACACAACATTCTAAGAGCGGTAATCTTACTCATGATAGAGCCACGCAACATATCTGCTGGGCTTCCTGGTTTGTGCTCCATTCCGTAATGGGCAAACAACGAAAACCCTGCACCCAGTAACTGAGATGCCTCTATGAGTTCTTGGCTTAACTCTTCTGCTATGTGGTTGTATAAGGCTGAGGAGTCTTTACTGAAAGAAATAAGCATTGGGTCACGATAAATTGTGTCGGGCAAATATGGCGCTACATCAGGATCTGTCTGAACCTTGCGAACTGATGACTCTTGCATTTTTTTGTGAAAAATATCTAGATTTCTATAACGTTGAACTCCACCAAAATGGTTACGAACAATAAAGGTTTGGTCAAACAAATCAAAACGACCAAGAACATTTGGATCTACAAACTGCATAATGCTGTAGACCTCTTCTGGCCTACCATTTTCAATCGGTGTACCAGTAAGGGCAAACCTAACAGGTGTTTGCCTTGCCAATTCCTTTACTTTTTTTGATCTCTTGGAACGAAAACCTTTGATTGCTGTTGCCTCGTCGCAAACAATGGCACCCCATTTAATAGACTTTATTAAGTCCCAATCATTTACAACTTGTTCATAGTTACAAATGACGTAGTCGTCTTTGGAACCACGGTCGTATTGCAAAGTTCTGGTTGTCTTTCCCCCATCAACAACTGTTGCGGTTGAATCAGAAAATTTATGTATCTCTTTTTCCCACTGATATTTTAGGCTGGATAAGCAAACAATTAAAACGGGTTCTGTAATTTCTTTTTGTTTTTTTAATTCTTCAATTGCTGCAATGGTCATGCAGGTTTTGCCTAAACCCATCTCATAAGCCACTAACATTTTTTTACGATCCACCATCTTGGCTACTGCCTCTGGTTGATAAGGTTTCAAAATTCCGTTAAACATCTAAGGGTGTTGGCGCAGTTGCTTTACTGCCACAAAGCGCACACTCCATATCTAACATGTAAAGAGAGATTTCACCGTCTTCAAACATTGCTTGGACATTCCACAACATAGAACCGCAAACACAGACATGCAATGGGTGGTCTTTATCTCTTAAATCCATCATAGGTATGCTGCCTTACCTAGTACGGAGGTTTTTGCTGTTTCAATCCCCTGATAAATCTCATCAATACTCATGTCTCCAGCATCTTTAACATCTATACCTTTGTAGTTAAAGTAAGAAAGATCCATGCCGTACTTACGAGCAAAACCATGCATCTGTTCGTTGGCTTTTCTTCCAGCATCATCGTTATCAAATGCCGCAATAACCTTTTCAGCACGACGCATAATCTTTGCTTGATCCTCACTAAGTATTGCACCATATGTAGAGATAGCGCCCTCTACTCCTGCTGCAGCAAGACGAACAACGTCTAAAGGTGACTCAACTACAACCAAGATATCTGTAGCCATAACTTCTACGCCAAATACTGTTTTAGATTTTTTAACCCCTGCTGGTTGGTTCTTAAAGAATCGACCACTTGCACCCTTTTCTTGCCAACCCCATAATGAAAAATTATTGGGATCTCTAATGGGTAAAATCCAAGCGTTGTTTTTCTCGTCCCACAAAACACCGTGATGCTTTGCAACCTTTGGGTTTAAAAATCTTTTCTTTAACTCACTTACTGGTGGGTCAGTAAACACTGCTAAACGAGCCTCAGACATGCCAATAGGGTCACTTGCTGGAACATACTCTGGCAACTCTTTAATTCTTTTCATAAGAGAATCTAGAGGTATTTCTTCTTGCTCTTCAATAAAGTCTTTGGCATCAAAGTAATCTAAACCTTTTAGGTCTCCTACAAGCGTGTAGATATTTCCCTTATAACCACAAGAAAAACAAATATGGGCGCCAGTGTTTCCGTTTATCCACCAAGAGGGGTTGTGGTCTTCCTTTCCAGTACGGGCTTTGTGCATAGGACAAAAACCCTGCACCTCATCTCCACGTTGGGCTGTAAG